CGGCGCAGCACGGCATTGTCCGTTTGCGGCGGGCGCAGGCCTTTCTTCTCCGCGAACAACTGAGCGAGCGAGCCGTACGAGGCTTCGCCGCAGACTGTTGCCATTTCGGAGGCGTTGATGAAATCGCGCCGGGCCTGAAGCCACGCTGCGCGATCGCCGGACAATGGTATGCGCTCGACGCCCATGGGTGCCGATCCCTTGGCGCTAAAGTAATCTATTGTTGCTTATTGCTACGTAACCCCAGCTAACATCGTCTATCGCGGCAACGAGCAACATGTTCTCCCCTATGATCAACAATTGCAGTTTAAAAAATTTTGGCAAGAGCCGCGCACGCCAACTTAAGCGGCGCGAACGTGCCGCCACAATTCATTTTGCAATTCGTTAGCGATTGCTTCGCCTTGGCGCGGGCGATGTTAAATGGAATCTTATTTCGGATTTTCAGATCGGGCGTTTGACCGGACGCTAAGTCGGCGAGCATACTGGACTGGCGTTTCATTTCACGTGAAACATTCCAAGGGGAGAGGCGCGGCATGCCTGGCACGAACGGCTATGATGGCGACGAGCTGCAACGCTATCTCAACGCCATTGATCGCGAAGATGACGAGCTCGCCTCGCTCAAAGGCGAATACATGGAGCGCTGCAAAGGTCCGCGCAGCCGCATCCGGGACCTCATGAGCACCGTGCGCGAAGCGGAAATCAACATGGCCGGTTTCCGCGTACTGCTGAAAAAGCATCGTAGCGATCGCCGCTTGGAGCAGAGGGTCGCCGCGCTCGAGGAGGACGATGGCGCTGCCTACAAGCTGATGCGCGAGGCGCTCGGCGACTTCGGTGATACTGAGCTCGGGCAGGCCGCGCTGAGGCGTGCCAAGCCCAAGGGTGACGAAAAGGCGCTCGAATCGCTGGCCTCCTAAAGGATGGCCGGCCATGGCGCAAGTGCCCGAAAATAAGATTCCGCCGCATGCTGGCTTACTGCTGCCCGGCAAGCTGACAAGCACCGGCTGGATGCTGCCTGCGGGCATGGCTTTTGAACAGTGGCAGGCCTGTGGCAAGGAATTAATCAAGGTCGGCAATGCCTTGCAATGGTGGCTCGGCGATTGGTGGGCTTACGGTGAGCATGGCTATGGCAAGCGCATCGAGGCGATGCGCGACGGGCTGTTCGGCGAATATGCCTTCGGCACGCTCATGACCTACGGATGGGTCGCGAGTTCAGTCGAAACCTCGATTCGAATCGAGGTTCTTTCCTTCGCGCATCATCGCCATGTCGCCCATCTCGCCGCGGCCGAGCAGCGCGAGTGGCTCGCCCGCGCCGTCGAAAAAGGATGGTCATCAAGCGAATTAAAAGCGGCGATCGCGCGGCAAGCGGCAATCGACAACAATATTGAAGATGGGTGCACGGTTGCTGATCTCAACGCTCTCATTCGCGCCGGCAAAAAATTCCGTACCATCTATGCTGATCCTCCTTGGGTATTCAAAGTCTATAGCGGATTAGGCAAAAGTCGTTCTGCGGAGCGTCACTATCAGGTCGATGAGACAACCGGTGAAAGCACTTTATCGCTTGATGATTTGAAAGAGCTTCCTGTCGAACAATTGGCGGCGGATGATTGTGCGTTGTTTCTTTGGGCGGTCATGCCAGAATTGCCCGGCGCAATCGAAGTGCTCAGGGCGTGGGGCTTTAACTACAAAACGGTGGCTTTCACTTGGGTTAAGCAAACCGGGAATGGCAACGGCCTGCATTGGGGAATGGGCTACTGGACGCGGGCTAACGCCGAACTCTGTTTGCTCGGAACGCGAGGCGCACCTCAGCGCATCGCAAAAGATGTTCATCAAATAATCATGTCGCCAGTAGGCGAGCATAGTCGTAAACCAGAGGAAACAAACGCACGCATTGAGCGGCTACTTAGCGGTCCTTATCTTGAGCTTTTTGCTCGCCGTCCGATGATTGGCTGGACGGTTTGGGGCAATCAGATCACGCGGAATTTATTTCATCAATCTATTCCCGAGTTCAGCCTAACTATGGAGGCTGAACAATGACACTCAGCGAAGAACAGCTTCGACTGGCGCGCTTGTTCGAATCAGAATACGAACGACAAGCACATGTGCGCGGCTATCATGTCGTACGGCATTGTGATCAGCTCGGGATCAACGGTGTGAAAGCGCCAATCGTAACCGGGCCCTATGCGGGTTATCGCCTGCCCGATTTTACTATCTTGGCGAATCGAACGTCATACTGGAACGAGGTTAAATACAAAAGCCGGCAAGCTTATTACGGCCTTACTAACAGGCATACGCATGGAATCGATCTTCCTAACTGGCAAGACTATCTTACCATCGTCACTCTCAGTGGGTTGCCTGGTTATCTGATCATTGGCGAAGGTAGTTCTGGCCGCATTCTAATTGCTTCTTTTCGGCATCTCGCTACACGCGCTCAAATCCATCAATGTTCCGCAACATTCCCGCAGGGAATGGTGTTCTGGAATGTTTCAGATTTCCAGCCGTGGGGCGACTTCGATATGCGCACCGGACAAATGAGATTTGCTTTTAGTAAAGGAGTGCCGTGAATCGCAAGCAAAAGGGAGGAAATGGGAATGATGAGCGCTGACGCGAAATCCCATGCTAATGGGAAAGATCCTTCGCGCCACAAGACGTTTACGGTGGCAGAACACAAATTGCTGGACTCGATCCTCGGTCAGAACCCGCCGATCGTCGAACTGGCAATCGAAGTGCTCAGTACCGATTGGACCTATCAAACTCGGCCACGCAATCGGATACTCAATCAAATCATCAACGACTTCAAGGAGGGAGGTCTCGGCGTTTTGGTGATCAGCCAACGTCCGGACAAGACTTATTGGGTTTGCGATGGCGAAACTCGCCGCCAAGGTCTTATGGCCAGAGGCGATAAGCATCGACTGGTGCGATGTCTGGTGTATCAAACGCAAGGTCAAAAGCAAGAAGCCTTGTTGTTCGCTTGGTTCAATTCGAGGCGCTCAAAGGAGCCGATTAAGCTTGAAACTTACTATCAGGCCTTACACGTCGCTGGCACTGATGGTGGATTTGGTAAACTTATAGAAAACTGTGGCTTTAAGCTGAACGCAACGGGCAAACGCAGGTTGAACGGCATCGGTATGGTCAGAATAGCTTTTGACCTCGACGACGGCAGCGCGTTGGAAAGAACGCTGTTCGCAATCAAAGAAGCATGGATCGATAAGTTCAAAATATATGGCTACATGGTGCTCGGCATCGCACTGCTTTATCACGGCTGTGCGCGCAGGTCCATCGACGAGCAAGTACGTCGTATTCTGAATCGCAAGACTCCTGATGAAATCATGGACCTAGTTGCCGCCAAATATCTCAAGGCTGGCGGCAAACATCTTCGTCCTGATGACAAGCCTGAATTGATCATGAGGGTGATTGCCGCTGAGATTAACAAAAATCCCGGCAAGGCGGGAAAAATCGAGCCAAAACTTGAGCCACATGAGCTACATCCTGGGATCTGACCATGTTGGCAATCGATGAAGAGGCAGTCGCTATTGGTCTGCTCTATAGCCGGGCCCAGACGTCGACCGATGACCGACTGTTTTATCTGGGCGATGCTGGAAACCGCCTGCTCAAGAAAAAAGAATCGCTCGGTCACGGGCGATGGCTGTATTGGCTCAAAAGCAATCAAAGCGTGCTGGGCTTTAGCGAACGCGGCGCTCGCTCGCTCATCAATGGCGCGCAATGGTTGGCGTCGAATTGGCAGTTGGCAAATAGACTTGAAGAAATCGTCACCGATCCAAGAGCTACAGAGCAGGATTACGCCAAGGCTGCTGAGATAAGGCAGTTGATTTCCTGCCAGTTCCGCCCGTTACGGCGCGGAACGCTCGGGCATCGGCCGCCGCATGACGAATGGTATACGCCAGCATTGGAAATCGAGCGCGCGCGCTGCATATTCGGCGGTGAGATAGATCTTGATCCTGCATCAAGTGCGCTCGCTCAGGAAACGATCAAGGCGCGGCACTATTTCGATAAAGAGCAGAACGGATTGCGCAAGCCATGGTACGGCCGCGTCTGGCTCAATCCGCCGTTTTCGCAGCCACTGATCGGACAATTTATCGGCAAATTGTTGATGGAATGGAATGCTGAACGGATTTCGGCCTGCATCGCATTGACACACAACAATACGGATGCAATGTGGTTCCATGATGCTGCATCCGCTGCTAATGTTGTTTGTTTCACTTATGGCCGCATTAAATTCCACGACGGCAGCGAGCGGCTCAGTCCAGCACAAGGCCAAGCCTTTTTTTACTTCGGTTCCGAAATAGAGGCATTCACGCGGGAGTTCGGACGCATTGGTTTCATCGCCCGGCCGGAACCCGATTCGTGGACCAGACGAAGAGTTCGCGATATGATGGAGGCAAATCTTGAATCCGCAAATTGACGATCTAATCGGCGAGGTCGAGCATTTCTGTAAAGAACTGCGCAGCGTGACCGATTGGCCGACCGATATCAATGACCTGAAAATCGTTAGCCTCCGGATCGGCGTCGTCGCTCGGAATCGCACTCGGTTTTCTTGATGCAAAGCCATGGCACGCGCATGAAAAAACACAAGCAAGCTGAAAAAATATCGGTGGTCTGCGCCCGCTGCGGCTGGCGAGGCAAACGAAGCCAAACCAGCATCTGGCCCGCATGCCCGCAATGCGGGGCGCGTGCTGATCTTATCGTCCCACAACAACAAGAGCGACATGACTCTCCTGTTTCCCATCGCGCTCATCGTCCTCGATCTCGGGGCGTCACTCGTCTATTTGCTGGCCGGTGATTTGCGCCGTGGCATCTATTGGGCGGCGGCAGCAACGCTCACCGCATGTGTGACTTATGCCTGATGTTTCTGATATCCTGGCGCTCGATGTCGCCACCCGCTGCGGCTGGGCGCGCGGCCCGGTTGCTAATGCGCCGGCGCAGATTGGTTCGGTGCGCTTCGGCAATACCGACGCTAGCAACAATGCCGTCTTCGCCCATGCGCTGCAATGGATCTCGCAACTGCTCGAGCCGCAGCCGCGCCCGACCATCCTCATTCTTGAGGCGCTGTTACCGCCAACAGCGAAGCTTGGTCACACCAGCAAAGACGTGCGTGACCGTCTCGCCGGCCTGCATGGTGTCGTGCGCGCAGTCGCGCACCTGCGTGGCATCTATGACATTGCCGAATATCCAGTGGGTGATGTGCGCCGCCATTTTCTCGGCGATCATCTGCTCAAGCGCGACAAGGCGAAGTTTGAGACCTTGGGCCGCTGCCGCATGCTCGGCTGGGGCGCTGAGGATTACGACCAGGCCGATGCCTGCGCCCTGTGGTCGCTCGCTGCCTCGCTCATCGATCCGACGCTGGCGCTGAAGTTGTCGCCGCTGTTCAACAAACAACTACGAGTAAGTTCCGGCGGCGCATAGCACCGGATGCGACAAGTCGGCGAGTGTCGCAGGCTATGTGGGAGCCAAACAACCCCGACAGCCCGGCGGGCCTGTTTTCTCCTTGGGGCCGCGGCTGGGCACTGACAACCTCTGAGGCGCTTTAGCAAATGAAGCCGAGTCCGCTACAGGTCTTTCAGGCATGCGCTGAAGCGCGCGGTTATTTGTTCGGTGCTGGTGAGTACGCCAATGCCGACGCCGCGATTGCGCCGCTGATGAATGACGCTTGGCACGCCGGCTTGATCGACAGGTTCGGAACAAAGACGCTGATGGAAATCATCGACGCCGCGTTCGCACCGTTCTGGGAGAGCGAATGAACGGCGCCGAACAATTTGCCGAAGGTTTTGCGTCCTGGCGACGCATGCTCGCAGCCGTGTCGGAGGCGGAAGCGCGCTTGCAGATTTTCATGGAAGCCGCGACCAACGTCGCCAGCTACATCAACGACGGATTAGCCCGTACGCTCGTTGCCGATGAACTCGCCGACATGGCTGCTGCCCATTTGGCTGATCTGCCTGATGATCAGGTGCAAAGCTTTATCGCTGACGCCATCACCCGGGCGGAAAAGTCAGCGAAGGCAAAAGGCAATGGCCAAGCCGAGGCCAAGTCGCTATCTCTGCTGCCACTCATCAACATCCGTGCTTGGCACGACACCAAGCCGAAGCCGCGGCAGTGGCTGATCGAAGGCTGCATTCCCGATCGCAATGTCACGCTGCTCACTGGACAAGGTGGAGTGGGAAAGACGCTCATCATCCAACAGCTGAGCGTCGCCACGGTGCTCGGCCGCGGTGGCTGGTTCGACCTCGACCCAAAATTTGGACCGGTCCTATTCATAACTGCCGAAGACGACGAGGATGAAATGCACCTACGTTATGATGCCATTGCTAGATACTACAAAACGACTTTCAATGAGCTTGCCGAGCTCGGTCTGCATCTGCAGTCGCTCGCCGGACGCGACGCCGCCATGGCCATCACTGACAATCGTGGCATCGTGCGCCCGACCGCGCTATGGCACACCCTGGTGCGCACCGCGCAAGCGATCAAGCCGCGCTGGATCGGCCTCGATACCGCAGCCGACATCTTTCTCGTCAATGAGCGCGATCGCGCCGAGGTCCGCCAATGTATCTCGCTGCTGCGCGGGCTCGCGCTCGATATCAACACCTGTATCATTCTGCTAGCGCACCCGAGCCTGACTGGCATATCGAGCGGCACTGGTTTGAGCGGAAGCACCGCTTGGCACAACAGCGTTCGTTCTCGTCTGTACCTGAAAACAGAGAGAACCAAAAAGAAGGAGGACGACGATGATCTTGGCGAGGAACAAGCGCCAGATCTCGCCGGTACACGCGTCTTATCCTTTATGAAGTCGAACTATTCCGCGCTCGCGCAGGACATTCGCCTCGAATGGAAGGATGGGCTGTTTCACAAGGAGGGCGGCATTCGCGGCTTGTCCGAACCTGAAAGAGCAGCGCTCAGCAACCGCGCACGCGATCTCTTCTGCCAAATGCTCAAGCGCTTCAACAACCAGAACTTCGCCGTATCGCCAAAGGAACGCGCTAACAATTTCGTCGTCACACAGATGGTTGATGCGCCTGAAGTCATGCCACTGCATGAGAAAAAAGATGTGCGCCGACAATTGCTCGAGAAGGCGTTTAAGTCGCTGCTCGCATCCGGTGATCTGTTCGTCAAGCCCGGCCCCGAAGGCCTGCCGCCGAGCAAACAACGCGAATGCCTCTACATCGGCAAGCGGCTGTTCTAAACATCGAGAAAATGCGTGATCGTGGCTTCAAGCACTTCCGATGACAATGCGCATTCTTTATTCAGTAATTGAATGGCAATCGACGGCGGTACGGTTTTGTCATACAGAAGCACGAACGACGTATATCCGTCGGTCAAATAAAACGGTGGCGTCTCTTTCAGATTGCAGGCTGCGCTTCGCCCCGCATATTTGTAAATCTCGACACGTCCAATAGTCCCATCGACGCGTTTTTTGTATGACCTGATAGTCCATGCCGGGCCAGTGTGATCGCGATAATGATGCGCACGCCCAGCCTCAAGGCCTTCGAGATGTGGCCAAAATTGCGCCAGCCCATTTTCCAATACGCCATCGCCATCATCGTCGATGTCACCCCACAACCGTAGTTCTGAGCGCGACTCATTAGACAGTGCGCGTGGCGCTGCAGCAAGCACTTCTGGCGTGAACGCAACAGGCTCTACCACGCACTCAAGATCGAGTTCAGCTTGCGCAGCTTTGCCACGAATATCTTTCAGTCGCCCTTTGATTTGCGCAAGGACAGAGTCTGCTGCTGCGTCATCCACGGTCGTGACCGCGTCAAACAGTAACCCCAGTAACAACAATAGTGTTGCATCGTACTTGGCGCCGATAATCAGTAGACCGGTTTGCGTTAGCTCGAAGCATTCCTGTTCACGGCCATATCGGTCCCTATAGAGTGCTGGTCGGCAATGAACATCAAAAGATCTCCCGAGATTTGGGGAGATCTTTTCGCGTGTGTCCTCAATATCCTTCTTGACATGGTCAGCACGCTTGCCAATCGCCCACGCCAAGCCTGGGCTCTTGAGCACGACAAGTCTGCCGCTCTTGCCACCTTCAATGACGCGAAAGCCGAGTTCGCGATAGCGTTCTGCTAGAACCTGGGCACCCATGACAACACTCCTCCCCTTTGTACGCGGGCACCAGTATACGCCAGGACTCATTCTCCCGGAACGACGCGTCGCATAAATAGGTAGACGCTAATAGAGGCGACTAGGCGTTATTAGGTAAGAATAGCCGTGCCTACCACGCTTCTTCCACGCATCAGCATCAAACTTCCACGCATCCTTCCACGCTACCGCAACGCAGCAGAGGGGTGCCACGCTCAATTTCTTCAGGGAACTCTAAGAGCGTAGCAAGCGTGGCACCCCCCAGCAAAAATTAGTTACATAGCAAAATCAAGCTTTTTGCCCTGCCACGCCCCTGCCACGCATGGGTGCGATGCTCGATTCTTCCACGCTCTTCCCTATACCCATCTGAGCGAGGTAGGCACCTCTCGCTCCCTATAGGTCGCGCTCGCCTACCTCTGGGTACTAGCCTGCTACGCATGGCACCCAAAGTTCCTCGCATGCCATGCATCGCCCAACCACTTCCTTGCACCCCTCGCCCGACCATCGCAGGCCTAGAAAAATCATCGGAGCTGAGTTACACGCGAAAGCCTCAATGAGCTTTTGGGCTGTCGCACGCACCCCATCCAATCGCGAGCTCTACGCCGCGATGAAGCTTGCCCGTGCCGGCTATGAAACCCTGGCGCCGCAGGCCAAGTTCGTCGACCGCGGCCGCGATCGGGTCTGCGCCTTATTCCCGGGATACGTTTTTGTGCACGTCATCGACAGTTGGCACGATGCGCGCTGGTGTCCGGGTGTTCTGGGATTAATCATGCGTGGCGAACAGCCCGCCAAGTGCCCGGACTTCGAAATCATGAAGATTTTCGAAGCAACCAATACCAAGACCGGCCTCGTGCGTCTGCCCAAGAATCCGCAAATCCCGCCACGCACTTGGATCGCCGAAGGCTCAACCGTGCGCATCTTGACCGGATCATTCCGAGGTTTGCACGCTATCTACCAGGGCACTAGCGCGCGCGAGCGTGAACTCGTCCTTCTCGAGCTCCTCGGACGGCAAGTGCGCACCGAACTCGCGGTCGGTGACCTGATCGAATCATTGGCTACTTACTGATAACAGCAACTAAACAGAACAAACGATGGATGAATTGTCGGGCCGCTAGATATTGCGTTGGCGCCGACTCAGGTGTACTAACGATCTCGGCATTCCCTTCTTCAGCAACGGTTTTTGGTCGGCGTTCTCAAAAAAATCGAGAGCCCGAGCCGCGCAGCGCGTTTCTCGCTGGTCCTGAAGAATTGGAATGCCGAACTTCTTCAAGCCTAACCCGCCAGCGAGAAACTACGGAACGCCAAGGGCCCCCTCACCCCCCGACACCTCCCTTGGCGTTCCCCCTTTTTCAAGATAGCATTCGCAGCAATGCTCGAAGTGAATTTGCAGTACGAAGATTTCAAGCGACAGGCGCAACGCCTCGTCGGCGCTGAATCGCAAATGGCATATGCAATCAGCTTGGCGCTCAATCGTGCCAACGAGAACGCGCGCTTGGCTCTCATCCAGCAGACATGGCCACGATCGATCGACCAGCGAAACCCAAATTATATTCGACTCGCTTTGCAGCGTGGACCGCCAGCATTGAAAAACGATTTGCGCGTGAGCATCGTCGACGCAATGGCGGATCGGGTATTAGCCAATTTGCAGATGCACGCAACGGGAGGAACCAAAACACCACGCAAAGTGGCGCGCTTGGCAGTGCCTATCCAAGCGAACGTCAAACGTACACAAAGCGGCACCACCAAATCACAACGACCAGCCAATCTGATTAATAGCTTTGTCGCTGATCGAACCGGTCGCGGACCAGCAATCTATCAACGTGGCAGTGATGGCAAGCTGCGGATGATGTACGTTCTGAAATCGTCAGTGCCAATTCCCAAACAAGTTAATTTTTATGAAGATTATGCTGACACCATGCGCCGTGATGCAAAAGCAAATTTCCCCGCCGCAATGATGACAGCACTTATTACCAGCAACAAATAATCGCTGGGCAAATGAAGAGAAAGAAGTACCGTGACGCAGCAAGCACCGAAAATGCCAACGCGTAAAGAGCTGCTCGATGGCACGGCTGTGGAAGAAACCAAACAACGCAGCGGTGGCGATAAAGTAATTGCTTCATTCAACGAAATGCGCGAAGCAATCCGCTTGCTCTATGAGCGCACTGGCGATCTGCAAATCAAGCCAATCATCGAGCGCGCCGATGAAGCCATCGCCACGTTGCGCGGCATGCAAACGCGATGAGCCGGGCGAGTCAAACTAAAAAGGATCTCAAAAAAGGGTGTTCCTAAAAAATGAGAGCCCACGTCATCGGCTCGAGCCCCCCTCGTTGTTAGTTCGTGCGGGTCCTTCCCGGGGCGGGGACCCTCCGCGGGTGCCGCGCGGCCCCTAAATATCCCTAGGCAGTAGGGGTTCTAAAGGACTTTAACTTTTGTTGAAGGTAATGCAAAGTCTTCTCAGCGTGCATTTGAATTGCGACGAGGAGACGATTGTTCACTATGAGAAGCGCGGCGTCATCGCGCGGGTTGGCAAGACTGGCAGACAGGTTTTCTACGACCAGGACGATTGCCGCAACAGGGTACTGAAGTGGCTTCGCGAGCAAGCGGCGGGGAGGCGTCCCGATCGGGACCCTGGGGCGCCTGACCCTAACATCGAGAAGGCGAAGCTGGCGCGTTCGCAGACCCGGCAGATTGATCTGAAGATTGCCCTGATGGAGGGCAGGGTGGTGGACAGTGCGGCAGTGCAGCGGCTGCTCGAGCTTGAGTACCGGATTGTTACTGAACGACTGCTGGGGCTGGCGACGTTGTCGGAGCAGCTTGAGCCAGTGGATGTTGAACGCCGCGAGGTGCTGCGTGCTGCGATCCACGACAGGGTGATTGACGTCCTCAATGAACTATCAGCCCCGGCAGCAATGGTCGAAAGAGCAAGCGCTGATTTATCGAGCGCGGAGGGGCTTTCGGCCGCCGCCGAACCTGAGTCTGATCCAGTGGGCCGACGAGTTTCGCCACGTCGCGGCAAAAACCAGCGCAACGCCGGGAAGGTGGCGCACTAGCGAGCAGCCGGTTGCCTACGGGCCGATGGCGGCGGTGTTCGACTGGGATACGCACACCATCTCGGTGATGGCTGGCACGCAGATCGTGAAAACGGAATTGCAAATTAATGTCGCTGCCTATTACATCTGCCGCGATCCATCTCCGATCCTCTTTGTGCAGCCTACCCAGGGAGCTGCTGCAGCATTCTCAAAGGAGCGCTTTGCGCCGACTATCGAAGTTACTCCAGCGCTTAGACAGGTCGTGCGGCCCCCGAAGTCGCGTGACAGTGAGACCACGATTACGCATAAGAGTTATCCAGGCGGAAGCCTGGACTTTGTTGGTGCTAATTCTCCTACTGATCTGGCTTCGCGGCCCAAGCGCATCATACTGAGCGATGAGATTGACAAATATCCGCCCAGTGCCGGATCAGAAGGTGATCCGCTTAAGCTCGCGGAGGAGCGGGCCTCGACCTACAAAGCTCTTGGGCGAGCCAAGTTTGTCCGCACTTGCAGCCCAACAGTTGAGGGCTTCAGCCGCATTGGCCGCGAGTATGCCGCGAGTGACCAGCGCAAATGTTACGTTGCTTGTATTCACTGCGGACATGAGCAGACTCTGCGCTGGGAGAATGTCCACTGGGACAAAGACGAGCATGGTGGGCACCTCCCGCACACCGCGGCTCTTCAGTGTGAAGAATGTGGTGCTGTTTGGACCGAGAAGGATCGGGTAGCGGCGCTCGACAATTTGGCGAAGGCTCGCGGGTATGGCTGGCGGCAGACCAAAGATTTGCACTGCTGCGGGCAAACGCAAACGCCGGCACGATGGGATGACCGAGGTCGTAGTCTCTGTTCACATTGCGGGCAGCCGTCATCCTATTCGGGTCATGCGGGCTTCCATATCAACAAGCTCTATTCAAAACGTCATCGACTTCCTGAAATCGTTAAGGAGTTTCTCGAGAGCAAAGGCGACCCGGAGCTGATCCGCAAGTTCACCAACACGGCGTTGGCTGAGTTGTGGTCGCCGAAGCAGGACGCAGTGTTCGACTCGCACAAGCTGATGGCGCGTGCCGAGGCTTATGGGTCGGACGATCTGCCGCCGGAGATCAAGGTGGTCACCGGTTTCTGTGACGTGCAGATTGATCGGCTCGAAGTGCAGTTCATTGGCTGGGGTCGCGACGAGGAGTGCTGGCCGTTTCAGTACACAATCATCAATCTCGATCCGGCGCAGCCGCAGGCCTGGAAGGAGCTAGATGTCCTGCTCGCCAGCAAGTTTCGGGTTCGCGATAGTGAGCGGATTATGCGTTGCGCTGCTTTTGGCGTTGACATGGGCGGTGCTCATACTGCGCAAGTTCTCAGTTGGTGCACGCAGCGTCGCGGCCGCCGCATCTTCGCTTGTAAAGGCGTTGCCGGAGCACGACCTATCTGGTCGGGTCACGCTAGCCAAGCGGCCACCAAGCAACCGTTCTGGCTGATCGGCGTCGATACCGCAAAGGATGCGATCTATGGACGACTGGCGATCGACCCCCCCGAACCTGGGTATCGGCGTCCCGGGTTCATTCACTTCCCTGTGGCCGAGAATTTCGGCGTGGAGTATTTCGACCAGCTCAATTCCGAGCGCAAGGAACGTTTCCTGCGCATGGGGATCGCCTACGTTCGATGGGTGCCCATACGCCAGCGCAATGAGGCGCTCGACACCTTCGTAGGCGCCCTGGCGGTCAGGCGGTCGCTGCCGCGCGTTATTGAGGCGGCCTTGGGGTACACCACCCAGGCCGGCGAAAACGCACCAGCGGCCGTCCCCGCCCCGCCTGGGGGCATCGTAGGCGAGGGCGAGCTGCTCGAGCAGGCCTTGGCGATCCCGGATGGGCGCATCGACCCCAACGATCCGGAAATCCATCAGGCCTACATCCAGCACATGCGCCCGGCACAGCCGGGCAACTGGGTGCGGCCCAGAGGCGGCCGGCCCTGGCTGAAGAGGGAATGAAACCATGGTCAACATTCCAGCATCGCCGGCCGCGGCCGCGATCAAGCTCACCGGTTTCGTCGAGGGCGAGGTGGTCGCCAACATTTGGAAGGACCCGAATACCGAGATGCGGCTCAAATACTTGGCGTCGGAGAAGGGTTGTCATTACGAGCGCTCGAAGTCGAGCATGGTGCGCAGCTATGACAACGCTACGGTGCTGGGCCCGAACGCCGCCGAGGCTGCAGTCAAATCGTTCGTGGCTTCAGTCGATCCGAAAATCAATGCCGCGATCTAAGTCGCGGGATCCCGAGCGCTTGTGGGTTTGGCTCTTGGTGGTGCTGACGATCGTGATCGCGATCTACGTGGTGCTGCGCGTTGGCATCGACCTGCTGCTGTTTGGAGGCTGACATGGCAAACGGTACCCCGCCCGCTACCGGCTACACCATCGAGCGTCTGGTCGCCATTCAGAAGGCGATCGCGTCCGGCGTGACGCGCGTCTCCTACGAAGGCAAGACGGTGGATTACGCCAACCTCGACACGCTGCTGCGCATCGAAAACAAAATGCAGGTTGCTCTCGGCTTGATGCCGGCCGCCTCCGCGACGGTGCTAGTCGCCCATGATCGCGGCTTCCCGGCTGGTGGTTCATTCGAGGATCTAGAGCTATACCAGGGTTACTGAAGGCCATGGCCGAGGTCGTTGGCTATGCCTGGATCTCATTTGGCATGCTCGGCCACTTTGCCGACCCGCCGGCGGGCCTGCAGCGGCTGACCTTGCGCTGCCGCGGTATCGGCATCGATACCCGAAGGTCACCCTATCATTGGTTTGACGTTAATGAGATCAGCGTCGATATCGTCAATCTGAAAAACAGCATACCGCAGGCCAAGATCATCGTCGGCGGTGCCAGCCTGGGCGACAACGAGGCGGTCGAGATCGCCAACATCCTCAACGCCAAGAAGATCGACATTGATTTGTTGTTCGGTTTTCAGCGCAGCAAGTTCGGCCGGCAATTCAACGTGCCTTCGAACGTCCTCGAAGGCGTCGAGATTCATGATCCGGTGTGGCTCGAAGATGTTTTTGGCGACGATCCGTGGACCTTGGCGCCCGGCAACAAGCGCACCAAGCTCTACAACGTGCCGATCAAGGGCTACATGCATCCGGGCGATTTCGCCGTGCCCCAGGATATCGTCCTCCGGTACATAGAAGCGGTAGTCGGCCATGTGGTTGGATAAGGCGATCGGCTTTTTCTCACCGCACCGCGAACTCCAGCGCATGCGCGCGCGGCATGCGACGCGGATCTACGAGGGCGCCGCGATCGGCCGGCGCACCAGCTCGTGGAAAGCGCTGCATACCTCAGAGAACGCCGAACTGATGTTTGCGATCCGGCCACTGCGCGATCGCGCGCGCGAGCTGGCCAGGAATACGCCGCACGCCGCGCGCATGCTCGATGTGCTCACCGCCCACATCATCGGCAACGGCATCATTCCGGTTTCAAGCACGGGAAAGGACAAGTGGGACAATCTGGTCAACCAGCTGTTCGCCGACTGGCAGGAAGTCTGTGACATCACCGAGATGATGGACTTCTACACCATGCAGACGCTGGCGACCCGAGCGATGATCGAGAGCGGCGAGGTGGTCATCAGGTTGATCGATCGCCCGCTCGAGAACGGGCTCCCGGTGCCGCTGCAGCTGCAGATCCTCGAGAGTGACTACATCGACCAGTTCCGCGACGGCATCTATGGCACGCAAGGCATCGGCGGCGACCTCGGCGCTCTGGCGGGAAAGGAATTGGCCAATGCGCTGCGCCGATCTCGTCTGGGCGTTGCTCTTGGTGATCATGATCGGTTTCTCGGTCTATGGCTGTTTAGAAATCATCCCGGTGAACTGAACACCATCTGGCAGGCGCCTTATACGTCGGATCTGGTCAGTGCCGATCAGCTCATCCACATGTTCAAGATCCTGCGCCCCGGGCAGGTGCGCGGCGTGCCGTGGATGGCGCCGATCCTGACCACGGCCAGGGATCTGGCTGACTTCCTCGACGCGGCCAATGTGAAAGCGCGTATCGAAGCGTGTTTCAGCGCCTTCATCACCAACGACGACAGCACCATTCCGTTGTTTGATCCGGCGCAGGCCGGCACGCTGCAGGTTGCCGACTACAGCAATCCGAATGCGTCGCAGACCACGCTCGAGCCGGGAATGATGAAGGAGCTGCGCAGCGGCCAGGACATCAAGTTCGCCGCGCCGACCTCGACCTCGCAGATCGAGCCGATCATGATGTTCGATCTGCAGGCGATGGCCTCGGGGGTCGGCTGCACCTACGACCAGGTGACCGGCGATCTGCGCCAAGCCAATTACTCATCGCTGCGCGCCGGCAAGCTCGATTTCTGGCGCCTCGTCGGCCAGCTGCAGAAGCACGTCATCGTGCCCAAGCTCTGCAATCGGGTGTGGAAGCGGTTCATCTCGCGCGCGATCCTCTCCGGTGCACTGCAGGAGATCCCCGGCGGCTATCCGGTCGACTGGGTGGTGCCGGCGAAAGAGTACATCGATCCAAAGAAAGACGCCGACGCGGAAAAGAACGAGGTGCGCTCGGGCCGGGTCACGCCGCAATCCTACATCGCCGCCCGCGGCGGCAACTGGCGCAGCGACCTGAAAGACTTCAAGGACTTTTTCGATAAGGCGCATGAGTACGGCGTCATGCTCGATATCGATGTCGGCAAGGTTGATCAGCACGGACGCCAAGTGCCGACCAAAGCAGAACCCGGCGACGGAGCCGACGCGGTCGACGTCGCCGATCTGCAAGATAAGCAGGACGAGCAAGATAATGCCGATCGGGTTATCACTCGTCCGTTTTTCACCCGGCTCGGCGCTTAGTCGCCGCGGCGTGCTGCTGCGCTATAGTCCCGATCAGCCGCGCGATGAACTCGGCCGCTGGACCGATGAAGGCGGCGGCGACGGCGGCGACGGCGCCGGCGCTGTGGCCGCTGCAGCGACGCAGCTCGGAGACAAGCATGGACAAGAAAAAGGAAGCGGAGCAGGAAGCGGAGCAGGAGGGCCAGGAGGAGCACGAAGCCCAGACGAAGCACAGGGAAGGGCAACGGCGGCCGCGGCCGGTTACGCCAAGCTAAAAGACCTTCCCGACAAGCCGCTCAAGGTCGGCGACCGGTATCTCGTCCCGGGACCGTTCGGCCGCGCCAAGATCGCGGCGGCCAAGTACATGCGCGATGCCGGCCTGCCCTATGACCCTCCGGCGCAGTACCTGAAAGTCGACAAAGAACGCGCGGCGCGCATCGCCACCGCCTTCGATCAGATGAAGCACGACCCGGATAGTCCGGCGGTGCAAGCTTCCTACGAAGCGCTGGCGAACGAGACGGTCGCCCAGTGGCACGCCATCAAGGACACCGGGCTCAAGGTCGAGTGGATCAAAGAAGGACAGCCCGATCCGTACGCGGCCTCGCCGCGGCTCGCCGCCATGGACGTGATCGACAACAATCATTGGTGGGGCTTTCCCACCGATGCGGGTTTCGGCAGCGGCAAGGAAGCGGAAGCCGCGCGCCACAATAATCCGATGCTGAAGATGACCGACGAAGTCGTTGATGGCCGCCGGCTCATGGTCAACGACGTTTTCCGAATTGTCCACGACTACTTCGGGCATTTCAAGGACGGCAACGGCTTTCGCGCCGACGGTGAAGAGAACGCCTGGCGTTCGCATTCAGCGATGTACAGCGAGCTCGCCCGCGGGGCGATGACCAGCGAAACCCGCGGGCAGAATTCGTGGGTCAATTTCGGGCCCTATGGCGAGAGCAATCGCACCGCCAGTGCCGCCGACACCCATTATGCGCCGCAGAAAATCGGCTTGATGCCGGAGTGGACCTGGAACGAGGGCCGCAAAGATCCCCGCGGCATGCACCCGGGTCACGGCTATTCGCAAGAGGCCTACGTCCAGGACGGCAAGATCCACACCAGCAACGTCGCCGACGCCGCCCGCGCGCTCTACGAAGGCAGGCAAGTCGTTCTCAATCAGCCGCGCGAAGTCGCGACGCTGCTCGAGCACCTCGGTCGCGTCGCCAAGATCATGATCGCCCGCGGCGAGAAGGCTCCCAACTTCAACTTGTGCAATGTCAGCGTCGAGGGCACCAACCTGTTCTGTGCGGAATCGAAAGGCATTCCGCGGGTAGAAATGCCGCAGCTCGACGAGCAGCAGACCAAAGATTTCATTCCCTACCTGCAAGCCAAGGGCTATGCCGTCAAAGAGACGACCGAGCATGTCGCTTACTTGCGGGCGACACAGAATGAACTCAACGGTGCCAAGGTCGCCGGCATCGCCGCCGCGCTGCAAGCGGGCAAGGTGCAAAGCAAACGCATCATCGTCAGCCGCGACAATTACATTCTCGACGGTCACCACAATTGGGCAGCGAAGATCGGCCTCGATGCCAAGAACAATGTTCTCGGCAAAGAGAACATGGATGTGCTGCGGGTCGATATCGGCATCATCGATCTCTTGAAAGAAGCAGAGACGTTCACCGGCGGCAAGGGTCACAAGACGGTCGGCCAGATGATGCTGCGGCCGGTGCTGGTGCGCTACCTGCGCGATGCCATCTCCGGTGCGACCCAGCCGCACGACCCAGCCACCGGTGAGTTTGAAGGTGACGGTGGCGGCGGTAGCAGTGTCGGCAACGTCGTTGTCGAAAGTCATCCGGCGGCGACGCTGCACAAAGAGAAAAAGACCGCAGTCGAGAAGACGACCGCCAAGGCCGCGGCCGGAAAGGCAGCGAAGCCGGCAGCCGAGCCGCTCAATTTGCCGGCAGCTACGCCGAAAAAGTTTCTTACTTTGACGGCGAACACGATCAAGGCCGAGGCGCCGGAGATCAAGGCGCGCTCGCGTGCTGTGCCGGTCGTCGCCAAAGAGGTCAACGCCCGCGCCCAGGGCATCTGGAAAACGATGGGGGTCAAGTCGGGCAAGGTCGAGGAGCCGAACCCGACGACTGACGGCATCATCCGCGATATATTCGTCCAGGAGATCAAGGACGGCTTATTCAATGGCCACGCGCACGCTGATTGGTACAGCGACAAGATGAAAGAGGCGATGCGCATCGCCACTCTCATTCATCCAGACATCGCTAAGAATCCGAAGTTGAAGTTCGCTTTTATCGCGGCACTGGCTATCACCAGCCAGGGCGAGAAAGTGAACAACAATGCTGCGCTGACCGAGAAGGTGTACGCAGCGTTCGAGAAAAGCGGACGTTTCCCGACCGACGTGGAGGCCATCCATCAGAAATCGATCAACGGCAATTTCACCAAGCTCAATAGCCTGCTCGACAAGTTTGACGGCGATGCCGGTAAGGTGGTGGCGTGGCTCAATGGCACGACCACGGTGAAGACACTCGCCGATGCCGGCTTCAAAATCTCCAACATGAAGATGGGGGCGGAGGTGTATCGCTCAGCCATCTTCGGCCCGAAGATTGGCGAAGGCTTCTACCAAAATATCCAGGGAAATTTTAAGCCGCTGACGGTGGACATGTGGTTCATGCGCACATGGGGCCGCATTACCGGCACTGGCATCGGCAGCATCAGCCCCGAGTTGGATAAAACACAGACCGAGCGGCTGACCAACGCCCTGGCCGCCGCGAAGGAGAACGTGCCGAAGAGCAAAAACGGTTTGTTGACCAAAGCGCGCGAGATCGAGCGCGCCACCACTCAGCGTTATGTGAAGGCAAACAAGGAAGGCACTACCGCAAAGGAAAAGACCGAGCTGGAAGCGGCAGCGCAAAGGTATGTCCTGGCGCGCGATGACGGCATGGTCGACATGGCAACGGCCGGACAGCGCGAGTGGATTACCAAGGTGTTTCTGTCGGCGCTTGCCAAACTTAAAACCGAGGGCATTGATATTACCCCGGCCGCGGCGCAAGCTACGACCTGGAACCCAGAAAAGGTGATGTATGAGCGGCTCGGCGCGCGTACCCCAGCGGAAGCCGATTATGCAGCGGCGCTCAAAGCGATTGCCAAAAGCAAAGGCATTGCCGTCTGAGCAGAAGGTCAACCTGACCTATTCGCCTTGGGCTGACGATCCAGATCCGCCCGATTACATGACCGACGATGAGATCGCCCGCGGCATCGACAAGCTCGTTGACGGTGAATAAATGGCCAACACCACGGTGACGCCCGCGGCAGCAACGTTGAATGTCGTGGCGCAGCCGGTCGGCGAAGTGGAAAAGTACTGGGATTGGTCGCGCCAGCACACCTGGGCGCCAGGCGCCTGGGCGCCGCGGACGTGGTCAGGTGGCGCCTTCACCCGTGGCACTTGGCATTGACGTAGTTCTGCTTCCAATCAGTTTTGCGGGAGGCTGCCATTCCGTGGACGGCCGCTGACGCTCCATCGCACAACAAAAAGACCAAGAACAACCCGCACCTGCAGAAGGTATGGGCTGCGGCGGCCAATGCTGCGCTCAAACAATACGACGGCGATGAGGGCAAGGCGATCGCAGTCGCCAACAGTGCCGTCGACAAGGCCGCCAAAAAAGGACGCGACATGGGCGAGCTTGAAGTCGAGATCGAGCCGTTGCGCGGCTGGCATCCGGGGATGATCGAAACCCGGCTCGCCAAGCTGGGGCCGACAAGCTACGACCGCGACGCCCACACCGTCGAGGCCGATCTGAGTTTCGGATCTCCGGTGCAGCGGTTCTACGGTACCGAGGTGCTGCGCATTCACGACGATGCCGTCGACCTCGGCCGCTTGCGCCGCGGCGGCATCCCGATTCTCGACAGTCACAACCAGAATTCCATCACCTCCGCGCTCGGCAAACTGCAGCGCGCCTGGGTCGAGAAGAAAGCCCTGCGTGGGGAAATCCTTTTCCATCAGACCCCGGCCGGTCAAATGGCCGAAGGCATGGTGGCAAGAAAAGAAATCACCGGCATCTCAGCCGGCTATCGCGTGGAGGAGTGGGAGATCACTGACCCTGACGGTCGCGTGATCGATCCCGAAGTCGATCGTCTGCGGCTCGACGATGAGCTGACATTCACGGCAGGCAATGCACGATCGCTACCAGCGGTGTGCCAATCGCGAAAGGATTTAAGGCAATGTCGATCAAGACGCTGAAGGCCGAGAAAGCGCGGTTGGAGAAGACTGCGCGCGAGCTGCTCGAGAAAATCACCGACCAAATGCCGGAAGAAGAGGCGCGCGCGATCGACGCCGAGCATGCGACCTTGCTGGCGAAGGTCAGCGACCTGGATACCCAGATCCGCGCGCTCGTTGCCCGCGCCGAGGCCAAACGCGCCAAGAAGGACGATGACGACGAGGCCGACGAGCCCGACGACGACGACGTCGAGGAAGATGACGACGACGACAAGGACAAGAAGCGCAAGCGCAAGGAACGCGACGAACTCGGCGACAGCGACAAGAACGAGAAGGGCCTGCATAAGCCGTCGCGCGCGATCGCGGCCGAGCTGGCGACGATCGACCAGCAGGCGCGCAGCCTCGGCATCGACCTGAACCTGCCCGACGCGCTCAGCCGCGGCGAGACACCGGACGCAATGCGCAAGCGACTGTTCGCCGAGCTCGCCAAGAAGAGCACGGCCGGCGGCCCCAACGGCAATACCGGGCCGCAGCTGCATGTCCTGCGCGATGAGCG